TAGCTAACGGCGGCACGGGTACAACGGCTACGACTTTTGTTAATCTTACAACCAACGTATCTGGTATCCTCCCTGTAGCCAATGGGGGGAATGGATTAGGCGCAGCGTACACAGTAGCAACCCTTCCAGCAGCCGGTACGCAAGGCCGCAGATCATGGGTGACTGATGCCCTAGCGCCTGTATTCCTAGCTGCCCCTGTTGGTGGCGGTGCGGTGGTTTGCCCGGTGTTTGACAATGGCACGGCCTGGGTGGTTGGGTAACAAGGAGAAAGATTATGGGTTGGGCACAATTAATAGGTGGCGCGGCGGGATATTATTTTGGTGGGCCAGCAGGCGCTGCTGCGGGTGCTGCTCTTGGTGGCGGTCTTGAGGAAGCTACTGGTGGCGGCGCGTCAGGTGCGGCAAGAGAGGCCGCAAACACATCTGCTGCTGCCAATGATCGTGCTTTGGCGTTGCAACAACGTATGTACGAGGAAGGTGTTGCTAGACAACAACCAAGGCTGGCAGCAGGCAACAACGCACTAGCGCAGATGCAAAGTGGCGCGTTTGCACAACCCGCAGCGTTTAAGTTTGGTGCTGGTGACTACCAAGCCGACCCAGGCTATGCGTTTCGGATTGCAGAAGGCCAGAAGGCGCTTGACCGACAAGCAGCAGCCCGTGGTGGGCTTATGTCTGGTGGCGCTTTGAAAGCAGCCGCTCGGTACGGCCAAGATATGGGTTCGCAAGAGTTTGGTAATGCTTACAGCCGCGCAATTGATGCGTACAACGCTGACGTAGCACGTTCAAACACTGGTTACAACCGGTTGGCTGGGCTTGCTGATATAGGTCAAACAGCAGGCACTCAAATTGGCACTGCCGGTCAAAGTTACGCAACCAATGCTGGAAATCTGATGATGAACCAAGGCGACATTCAAGGCAATGCCATGATAGCTGCTGAACGCGCTAGGCAGTCGGCCTACGGCAATATTGGTACTGAAGCCAGGTCTGGCGGGTTTGATAGCCTTATCAATCAGTTTTATCGCCCAATTCAAGATGACGGTTATTCTATGGGCCAAGGCAATGCCTATGGCGGTCAAAGACGAGGACTTTAATCATGGCACTTAATTTTGGCGCTCTTGACCAAGGTGGCCCTTCAGGGTTTTATCAAGGTTTTACGCAAGCCGGGGAAAAAATGCAGGCCAACGCAATGGCCCAGCAAAAAGCAGCGCAAGCCCAGCAAGAGTTTGGTATGCGCCAGCAGGAGTTTGCTGCTGGGCAGGCGGATAAAAAACGCGCGGCTGATGCGGCGATGGTCACGCAGAAATTAGGTTCTTACAAAGATGCGCTACTGCGTTCGCGGAATGCTGTTGATGCTCGTAGGATTGTGGAGATGCAATACGCAGACCCAGACATTGGCCCAATTAGAAGCCGTCTTAGTCCGTTGGAACAGGCTTTAGCTGAAGTTCCTGATGAGCCCACTGCGTTTCAGAAATACCTAGAAGACGAAGCTATGGGTATGGAAGAAGTACGTAAAATGCAAGGGCGGGACAGGGCCTTTGCCACTGCTATGGGTGGCGCTCAGGCCATGCCCCAAGCAGCGCCAACTAACGCTATGGCTCCTGTTGGGTCTGCTGCTCCAGTCGCACCAGCTAACGCTATGGTTGCGCCAGCAGTGTCAGGCGAACTGCAAAACAAATTGGCTCAACTTGAGCGGTTAACAGCGCTTGCAGATCAAAATCCTCGCGTCAAAGCCACCATTGACCAACTAAATAAAGATGTTGCTCGGCTGTCGCCTGCGGCAGGAGCGCAGCCACTAGCTGAATTTTCTGCGTTTTTAAAGTTGCCGCCTGATCAACAAGCTGAATTTATGCGGTTTAAAAAAGCAGGCGCTGCAAACATAAGCGCAAGTGCTACCACTAGTCCAACCGGAAAAAGTTTATCTGAGCCTGTTGGTAAACGAGTTGAAACATCTTTAGTTAAAGCTGAAGGTGCAACATCAATGATGGACACTGCAAATTCAGTGCGAGAAGCCTTAAATACTGGCAATGTTATTGCTGGCCCTTTAGCTGGCGTTCGCACAAAATTTGCCCAAGTGTTAGAACTTGCTGGGGCAGGAGACAAAGAAAAATTAATTAACACCCGCTCTGCAATTCAAGGTTTGGCTGGGTTGACGTTAGAAAGTAGGGCTGAACTTAGAGGTCAAGGCCAAATTACTGATACTGAAACTAAATTGCTTGAAAAAGCACGGTCAGCAGATATAAACGACATGACTATTCCTGAGTTGCAACAAATTGTTAGTGTTTCTCAACGATTAGCCTCTAGACTTTTTAGTAACCATCAGACATTGCTGGGCAGAATGAAAGATGATCCTGCGGCAAAAGATTCTATGCGGTATTACGAACCAACAGGGCAAATGGCTGCGCCTACCTTAGAAGGAAAAACACCTGCCGTTCAGAGCAAAGACGCAAAACGTCCATCTTTAGGCTCTATATTTGGTGGCTCACCTCAAGGGGGTAAGTGATGGCTGATAATTTTCGGGATCAAATTAACACGGCGCGTCGGGCTGGTTACAGCGATGATGAACTAATTGGGTATCTAAAAGACAAAGACCCAAGAGTTACACAAGCATTAGACTCTGGGTATAAGCCCGTAGAAATTTTGGAACATTTAGCACCAAAATTATCTACGGTTGAAGACTTGTCCCGAAAAGTAGGCGTTGCTGCACGGGGCGCGGCAGAGGCTTTAGCCCCTGCGGCTGCTGGCGCTACAGCAGGCTTTATGGCTGGTGGGCCGGTAGGTGCTGGTGTTGGAGCGTTGGCTGGCGGTCTAGCTGTACCAGCCGCCGATATTTTGACCCAAGGGTACAACCGGCTTATGGATAGCAATGTTCGTTTGCCATCACAAGTTATATCAAATTTTCTACCTGGCGCTAGGGCTGAAACTCCGGCTGAACGAGTGTTGCAAACAGGCGCTGGCGCTTTAGGCGGAACTGGTGGCGCAGTAGCGGCTGGGCGTAAGATTTCTCAATTGGCAGCAATGCCCGTTTCTGCTGGAGCCGCGCCGACTGTTGCGCCAAGTATTGCTGCAATCGGTCAAGAATCCGCTCGGCGTCCAATTGCTCAGATGGTCACAGCGCCTCTGGCGGCGTCTACAGGCCAAACAGTTACAGAGTTGACGGATAACCCGTTGGCTGGTTTGATCGCTGGTGTTGGCACAAGCGCGTTAGCTGGCGTTCGTCCAGTAAAACGTGGCGCTGTTCCTACCACCGATGAACTTAAAGCACAATCAAAAGCCAATTACGACATTCTTGACAAGTCTAATTTTCAATTAAGCAATTCACAATTTACTTCTCATATGAGTGGCATGGCCGGTAAATTACGGTCTAGCGCTGGGTATGACCCTCGAATCATGCCGGATGTTGATGCAGCTTTGGCGCAACTAACGTCTAAAACAAACCCAAAAACTGTACAAGAATTAGATACTTTACGAACAATTATTAGCAATGCAGCTAAAAGTACTAAGCCTGCCGAAAGAAAAGCCGCCAGTCAACTGTTGGATGAATTCGACGATTACGTCATGAATGCGCCGCCAAGCGCAACTATCAATGCTGACAAAGCAGCCATACAGGCATGGAAAGACGCTCGCGCTGATTACGCAAAAATGAAAAAAAGCGAGATGATTACTGACATCATTGAAAACGCTGATGTATCGCAAGGGTCTAAAGAAGCCAACATTGCATCTCAACTTTCGTCACTGGCAAAAAATGACAAAAAGATGAGGTTTTTTACCCCAGACGAACAAGAGGCTATTCGTGCGTCAGCCAAAGGTGGTTCATTGCAGACTATGCTTAGGACTATTTCAAAATTCACGCCTATGACGCCAGCGGCAGCTATTTTTACGGCGGTCAATCCACTTGGTTTACAAACCGCCGCAGCAGGCATGGCGGCTAAAGGAATTGCAGAAGCACGTAGAGTTCAGGACGTTAATCGTTTGGCTAATCGCATGAGGTTGGGAAAAACTCCCGATATACTTGAAGGCGCGTTTGAAAATACGCCGGTATTTTTTACTCGTGGCGCCCAAAATATGCTTGGCCCTGTTCAACAGAACCAAAACGCAATGACGCAGTAGGAACCTGATATGTACTACCTCAATGCTTTCAACGAGATGCTGCGTAAACGTCAGCGGCAAAACATGATGGGTGGTGGGCAAGAGTATGGCGTCGGCACTGCCGCACCATCTGGCCCACTTGGGCTAGGCCCGGCGCAAGATCGGAATGCTTTTCGGGATACGCTCAACAGTATGAGTCCGTTGGCAAGAACTGCTATGGGCATGATGCCTGTCATTGGCCCAGCGTTCAATGTTGGAAGGTTAGTTGATGCAGGTATATCGGCATATCAAAATTCTCAACTTGCGCCAAGCCGAGACGCTAGAGAACGGGCGCAAGATCAATTTAGGGCGTCTGAAATATCAGAGATGAATGCGCCTGCTTATGCTGATGACAGCATGGATAGACTGTCGTTTAATTCTCCCATCAGTTCGCCGGTGTCTCAGTCTTCATTTGCCAGCCAAGACTTAGACCCTATGGCTCCCGTAGCTTTTAGTTCGCCAGTATCTCAGTCATCCGTAACTGCTGACAATAGCTACGGTGGCTTTGGCGACGACACGGGCGGCAATGACACAATGGGCTTTGCTGGGACTTACGCCCACGGCGGCATGGTAGACGCCCGTCACCTTAAAGGCCGCGCCCCTGCTCCAGACGATGGCTACGGTGCTTTGCAGGGTGGTGAGTACGTCATTACCAAGGCGGCGGTGGAGAAGTACGGCAAGCGTCTTCTGGACGCAATCAATAACGGGACATTCAGATGACTGACGATGATTTTCGACGCCTTGAAAGCAAGGTCGACAAGCTGACGGATGCCGTGGGCAAGCTGATTTTGTTCGAGGAACGCCAAGCCAACCAGGGCGCAAGGATTGGTGATGTTGAAACCAAGCTCGGAATTCAAGAGGTTCACTTGCAACGCATTGACAAAAAAGTTGACCAGTGGGTTAACCGTGGTGTTGGCGTCTGGGCAGCAGCAGCTATTGTCTATTCACTTGTCCAGTTCTGGAAGAAATGATTGACCTTACAAAAGCCATAGGAGCCGTTGCAGCAAGCATTGCAGCCATTGGTGGGGGCTACACCCTTGCCGACAAGTTTGGATGGTTTGACAGGGCCATTCTTGAGTGGCATCCAGAGCATTTCAAGATCGTAGCTGAAGCAGGAAAGCCTATCAACGTCACTGTTGCTCGGGTCAAAAAGCGTGATGATTGCTCTGTAGAAAGTTTCACCCCAAGTGTCCGTGACGCATCAGGCATGGTGCATGAAGCAACTACTACAGCAAGCAAATTTAGTGGTCCAGCAGGGCCAACAATTGATACGTTTACCTATCAACTCACTATGGTAAAAAAAGAGAAGATTGCGCCTGGGTCAGCTACTTTGCTGGCGACCATCAAGTACAAATGCCCCGAGGGTGAACGTGTTGTTCAATACCCCCGCCATGCAAATTTAAGTTTCGACCTTAAAGGCTAATCAATATGGACTGGCTCAAACAAATTGCACCAACGATTGCCACGGCTCTTGGTGGCCCATTGGCTGGCATGGCGGTGTCTGCTATCTCCAAGGCTATTGGCGTAGATGAGGCAAAGGTAGGCGACCTAATCAGCAACAACAAGCTAACCGCCGACCAGATCGCGCAGGTGAAACTAGCTGAAATTGAATTGCAAAAGCAGGCGCAAGAACTTGGCTTGAACTTTGAAAAGCTAGAGGTTGAAGACCGCAAGAGCGCCAGGGATATGCAGGCCACGACTCGCTCAATGATGCCGCCATTGCTTGCTAGTGCTGTGACCATTGGATTCTTCAGCATCATGGTGATGATGTTCTTCAACCAGATCGACAGCAGCAACCCGGCTATCCTGATGATGTTGGGCAGTCTTGGTACAGCCTGGACGGGCATCATTGCTTACTACTTTGGTTCCTCTGCTGGCTCCCAGGCCAAAACTGATTTGCTGAGTAAAAAATGACACCGCACTTTACCCTTGCCGAGTTGACGCACACTGATCACCGGCTGCTGGACAACACGCCAAACGCTGCT